AGCAGCAAAAGATTCGGAAAGATATTCTTTAAATGATTTAGTCATAGTGTATTATTTATTCAGATTCTTTAATTTCTCTAGGATGCTATTACGATCTGTAAGTATATATCCCTCGCCCTCTACAGGAGCTGTGCTGCTTTCGCCGTTCTTACGATCAATGGCCAGCTTCTTAAGTTGTAGATCAACCATCTTTAACTTTTTGTCAATCTTATTGGTCTTGGCCTGTATAGCGGCATTCATCATTTGTGCTGCTACTTCGAACATACGAGCACCATAGCGTGCCTCAACATTCATACCTAGATCCATTAGATCGTCATAGGCCTGTTCAGCCTTGTTGGCCAATGCATCTAGTTCAGAGTCGCTGATATCACCTAGACCTTTTACACGGGGCAGGGCAGCAGAAATTTTGTCAAACTCTTCTAGGCGTTCTTCTAGGTTAATCACTGCACCCATTTCAGGAGCGTCTTCAGGAGTTACTAAAGGTTCGTCTTGGTCGGGCAAGTTAAACACTTCGTTTAATTTTTTAGTCATACTCTTACTTATTTCTTTTTTCTGGGCGGTTTTGTATTAGCGAAAATATCGTGTTCGTTGATTATGCGGAACCTGATGCCCTGATTCTGGCACCATGCTGTTGCCGCTGCCCACTTGGCTTGATTTTTAATAAATTGTGCTTGGTTATAGGGATTCTTACCTACACGCTCTATCAGCATTTGACTAGCAGGTTTAATCTCAATCATTTCTACATGTTTTTTATTATTTTTATCTATATAGGATACTAGAAAGTCAGGAACATATACAGTCTGTTTGCCAGTGAGAGGATCACGATAGGGAATTTTAACTGGTTCGCTGGCCCAAGATTCTACAGCAGGGTTATTGTCACAGAACATACAGAAGGTTGTTTCCCACGAACTGCGGCAATAGGGAGTTTTAGTACCTATGTACTTTTCAGGATTTTTAGGAGAGTAGGCTCCTTGAGCAAACTTGAGACTCATGCCAATATGTTTCTTGTAACAGCAGAGTAAGGATTAGAGGCTATTGTTGATCCTAGCATACTTGTTTTAAATCTGCTATGATTCATAATTTCAGCAATTAAATTCCCTAATTCAAGATCTGTTAAGCCTTTGATATTATCTAATACCTGCATAGGGTTGTAGTTGCCTAACTGAGCCTGTTTCATTATTGCTGTGGCAATAGTTTCTGAACTTACTTGATCAAAACCTTTGCCGTTAAAAAATCCACGGATAGCATCAAATGTACCGGCATTTAACTGTATAGGTTTAATGTAATAATTATCAAACGCCTGTATAGTTGCATTAGCAGGTAGAGACTGGGGTAAATTGTTATAGGTAGACATATTAATTTAGTCGGATGGGTAACGCAGATATTGAGGGAATTTGCGGTATTACAGGTATATTTACACCCACCGGCGATGACGGTATTGGTGGAATTGGATATCCTACTGTAGGGCCGTTATATAATCCTTGTTGTAATGCAGCAATCTTGGCCTGTTGTCTTCCCGTGTTGTCAATATTAAATATTTGTTGTACAGATTGATTTAATGGAGTTGCACGAAAAGCAGGAGTTGTTCCTATAGCTACACCATTACCCGATGTTATAGACCCTTGTCGATGATCGTAGAAGTTTAATTCAAATGCTGATGCATCTTCGTCATTGGCAATAACTCCTTGATCATATACTACACTTTCATAGGCTAGCACCATTTTACTCTGCATTATTTTTGCACCATTTGATTGATCTAAACTATCGTGGTCCCATTGTGTTATCAGAGGATTTATTAATTTAAGTTTTGTAAAATTTCCTTGATGTAGTACAAATATATCTATACTTTCAAACAACGGCTCATCTTGTTGATTTGCCAGTCCGTAATTTACATAATCTTGACTGAACTTATTATCTGTATAGGCAGTTGAACTAGCGCCATAATTGGTATCGGCATAATAATAACTATAATAGTTTTGCCAAAGACCGTTTGTAATATTATTGTTATCGTCGTGGAATTCTATACTGATAGGTTCGTAGGTTATTTTAGTCTGTATATTAGTTTTTCTGTTATACTGATTTACAGTTTCTGTGGCAATTTTAAATTTAGGAAGATCTATTTTTTTAACCAACAGTGCAACATCTCGAAGACCGAAGTTATCTAACCATACCTTTGAAGAGAATGCAGAAGTATTAACTGTGAAATTTATATAATATAAAAATCCTACTTTAGGTGCTCTTGCTAGTTTATCACTGATGTATAACTTAGAGGCATGGTCATAGGTTTTAAGTATGATTCCATTATTAGAGCTGATAAGATTTTTTTTGTAAGGATTTCCCATATCAATATTTATGCCATAAAAAAAGCCCAGTATTACTGGGCTTGTAGAGTAGTATAAAATTAACTACCAATAGAGTTAGTACCGTTAGTACGACCGACTGGTGCACCTAGTCCAATTAATCCACCACCAACAAACTGAGTTTGTACAGCGTTATCGTAACAAATAGTTAATTCCATTGTTAGTGGATCCGTTGCCTTGCTGTAGTCGCCGCCGTCATATGTGACAACTTTGATCCAGCAACCTTGCAATTCAAATGTTTCTAGTGTGATAGGACCATAACTACCATTGCCACCGTCTAGAATTTCGATGTACATGGTAAACTTGTAGTCTTGGCCGGAACTTGCACTAGATTGCTCATAGAAATCAAACTGTGATTGCATTTGTTGACCAACTAGTGTAGTTACAGCATTGGTCATGTCGTCACGTAGTTTAAGTTTGATATCTTCAAATTTATGTCTGCCGGCTAATTTTACTGTGCTGTTATAAACATCTAATTTGATTTCTTCAAAACTTGGCTTTGGACGATCAACCATCATAACCTGTTTGGTCAACTCAGTAGTAGGAGCTCCACCTACACCAAAGTCAACTAGTGTAACGCGAAAGCGATACGCTAGTTTAGGCATCAACAACCCCTGGCTGCTGGCGCTGGCATCAGTATCTAATGGAACTGAAAATCTTGTTAAACTTGCGATTGGCATTTTATGCTCCTTATTCTTTTAATTATGCGCCTGAACCTGAAGATTGAGAGCCAAAGTTGCCAGACGAAATAGCACCTGTGTTCAATATTCTCAATGGAATGTAGATAAACTCTACAGCCTTAACTGGTTCGATAGCAATATCAACCCATAACTCGTTACGATCGATTCTTGCAGGTGTGTTATTGGTTGTATCACATACTACGACATAGTCATATAGAGCTCGTTGACTTACTAATTCTAACAATAAACTATTCACAGCCGCTGTAACTTCGTGGCGTGTTTGGGAATCGTTAGGTTCGAACAAGTAAGGTTTAGCCAACACTGCTAGTTGTCTACGTAGATAGCAAATCAATCTAGAAACATTAACACGGTCTAATGCACTTGCATTACTTGCACGAGTTTTTTGACCCATAACAGTTAAACCAACACCCGGTAGTGTGGCAATAGGATTAACTTCAACACTGCTCAACACATCACGTAGGCTTTGATATAAACTTGCTGTAACAAATTCGCCGGTAGTAGGATCAACATAACCTACAGAGCTAGCATTGTCCACAACACCGCGGCGTGTACCTGCTGGTGCAAACCATGGATAAGCAACATTGTCGTTGTTAACAATGGTACGCAAAATCATGTGGCTTGGCGGAACAACAATGTTGCGTCCTAGGTTGTCGTTAGTATAACCACTTGGATACCATACACCTAATTGCGAATCATTTGTAACTAGGCCTTGATCACCGTTGTCTGTTGCTAGAGCAGCATTACTACCCCAGTTCTTCAATGTAGTAGCGTTATCAGTTAAACGGAATGGACTATCACCAACAACAAATGCTGTTAAGCCGATATCAGTATTAAACTCTACCATATTTTGGATAAGTTCCGGATAGCCTGGTGCAGCAATCAAGTTGAATGTTAATGTGTCGCTATCACGAATAGCTGTATTAGCAGTAACTAATGCTTTTAGTGATTCAACTACCAACGAACGTTGAGCTAAACGACCAAATGATCCAACACCTTGAGCATTATTAGGACTTGCTGTTACCCAACGATCTGGGAAATATTCACTCATAGATTCATCTTCGTTAAAACGTGGATTGTTATCGTTTACATTGACGTACCCTTGAACATATTTTTTAACATTAAATCCGCTACGGCGAGTATTCCATAGACGTGTTCCACGTGGATAAAAAGCTGGATCTGGACAATCGAAATCAACAAAATCGCTGCTCAATAGTTCAACGACGGTTGCTGGATCAGCCATAGAGCCTGCAGTTCCCCAACGAGCATCTGCAAACACCCAACCATTGGGGCTTGTATGATCTGTAGCATCTTGTTTAACCCAACCAGCTGTACCAACACCCAGTACCGAATTATAAACATAAATGTTTTGACCGTACTCATCTGGGTTAGAACTATCTACCCAGATATCACCGGTAGCTAGTGCAGTAACACCGTCTGATTGTGTCAACGGAGCTAGTGCTGCAACGATCGGTCCATTAGGATCAGTACCTTCGAACGCATTTTGATATCCTCTCCATGCAGTACCGTCATTATACATGATGTCGACTGCATCGATGTTATTATCGTACCACAATTGTCCATTTGCTGGATTAGTAGTAGGAGCTGTAGGAAGGGCTTCGTAGGCCAATGGCTTCCAATTAGAAACTAAACCAGTGTATGCAGGGTGGTTGCCGCCGGATAATGTGTCGACATCAAGGTATGGAGCATAGTATAAGTTTGGTGTAACACCTTGTTGCAAATTAAACTGTGTAGAACCACTTCCAAAGAAGTCACCGGCACTGCTACCGTCGCAAATTTCGAAGTCGCCACCTTTGCTATGTGTGATTGTTAATTGGTTGATTGTAGAATTCCAGTTAGCACTAATGTTAACAAAGCTAGAATTACCGTTAATAGCAGCGGCAATTAATTGACCCAATGGAGTTGTTCCCGATTTAGTAACCGATACTGTTACAGTACTTCCCCATGTTCCACTAGTTAGTGATTCTCTAATCTTAAATGTAGTTGTTCCTGTAGGAGCAATTGCCGACGAAGTAATTGACAATGTAGTAGGACCAGAACGATAGCGAATCCATGCTTGGAAATCTGCTATGACAGGTTTAGAACCTGCACCTGCTTGGTAGTTATAATTAACAAACACAGTTTTTAAAGGAATGTTCAAGCCACCGCCTGTTGGATCTAATGCACCAATTGCTGCAACTGTGCTAGTCGAGAATGTAGGAGTTACGGAAGTCCAAGCCTTGCTGCCAGAATTATAAGATTTAAAATCCCAGTTTGCGCCTTTGCCCGGTGTAGTTGTTTTAACCCAAACACTGCCTGTAGGAGCATTTAAGCCGCCTCCGTCATTGGTAAAATCTGGATATTGATAGTGAGGACTCATTGCTACACGCTTGCCGCTGTCGAATGTATCTTGTACAACAACCCAGCCGCCACCTGATGTATAATAGAACAATTGATTCTCGTTAGCAGAAGTAGCTACTACTGCATAACTTCCGATAGAACCAAAAGAATTAACAGGAACACCACCTGAACAAATTGCAGCGGTCATGTAGGTGTCAGCATTGCTATCATCGATTACTAATGGAGTTACTACTGCAAATTCTCCAGTAGTTGCATTCCATTCGTTGATACCGTATAATGTATCGCTAGTGTCTAACCAATATGTTCCACAAGTAGGGGCGCCTGTTGGAACATTTGCTTGAGGTTTTAGGCTACCTAGATCAATATCAGCACGAACAACATATGCTTGGCTGCTAGCACCTAGCAAACTATAAGCTGCTTGTAAGCCGTATTCGTTAATTTCGCCGCCGTTAACTGGGTTGCCTTCGGCATCAGTTTCGAAGTATGGAACTCCAAATGTGTCAGTTAGATCACGTTGACTAGTGATAACCCAAACGCATCCTGCTTTGTCTGCCATTGTTCCTGCTGCAATTCCTGTACCGCTAGCATTGGTTTTATTTTCTGCTGTTGCTACGAAAATCATAGGAACAGTGCCAGGAGCGGCCGGTGTATAGAAACTTTGATCTATAACTGATACGCTTACGCCTGGTGATTGTAGTGATTGTGCCATCTTCAAAACTCCTTAATGGATTACTTTGTTTTATTTAGCAGAACATTGGGAAAACTACCTGTTGAATTAAATATAAAAGGGCAGTAAAAAGGGCACATATGAGAAAACTTTGTAAAGAATGTCGAGAACGACCAGTGGCCGTTAACTACTACAAAGACGGCAAGACATTCTATAGATCAAAATGCGACCACTGTGCTAGAGGTGCAAAAGAAACAAGGCCGCTATGGGCCTTGCATGGATATAAGAAAAAATCAACCTGCGAAAAATGCAACTACACTTCTAAGCATCCTGAACAGTTTAATGTGTTTTATGTAGACGGCGATCTACAGAATCACCGTTATACAAATTTAAAAACCATCTGTGCTAACTGCCAACGCATACTACAGAAAGAAGGCGTTAAATGGCGTCAGGGAGATTTAAGGGCAGATTTTTAGGCTAGATCTAGAGCTACCTTTACAGGCAGTGTTAGTTCTCGAGTGGGCAGTAGTTGCTCTAGCTGATTGTATAGATCATCAATGGTAGAATTGTTTAGGACAACATGGTCAATTCTACCACCAACCCAACTTGTTTCGCTAGCATGGATTTTTAACTTTTCTAGCTTGGCAACACTTAATGCCCAAGATGCATTACCCTCGGGGCCACGATTAACACTGGCTGCGGCTTCAAACCAAATTGGATCTTCTCCTCGTTTGATGCGAATAACCTGTCCGCCTGCATTGTGAATGGCTCGAATCTCGTTGGGGAATCTAACATCACTGATAACAATATTGTCAGTGGTTTTACGCATCTTATTTTCCACAGATGCAATCCAAATATCGTCATGGAATCCATTGCGACAGACTTCTGTACCCCAATATTGTAGAACCCATCTTGGAGTAAGATGCGGCATGTTTAATCGCTTGGCCCACCAATGATCTACTTGTTCTCGCCACTCACGAGCTTCTTTGGTTCGACCTTCTAGTAGAACCCGATCCCAACCAAATACATTGGCTACAGCATCTTTGAGTG